TTATTGTTAACACTGTTTAGTAGCTGGTACTTATTGATCTTTCTAAAGGGTTTACCATATAACGCAAAAGTCAGAGCATCAAGCATGGTCGACTTACCAGCTCCATTATCTCCAACGATAAGCGTAGACTTGCTTCGGTTTAAAAAAACTTCTGTGAAAGTATTACCAGTACTTAAAATGTTCTTATAACGAACCTTTTCAAATAGTATCATAAATTAATAGCCTCATTATGTAACTCTTGCAGAACCTTTTCAATCTTAGTTTTGTCTGTACTAATCTCTAAGTTCTGGACGTATTGCTTCAATATAGTCAACGTATCTTGTGCTTCATCGACCAGTTCACTCTCATCGATCACATCTAAGTTCATATGATCTTCGACAACCTTAATATCACAAGGTGAGGCTGCCTGTAGTCTATCTAAGAACAAATCAAAGATATATGGGTTAGTCTTGTTTCTGACAATAACTTTAATGAAAGTATCTTTCAATTGAGTAGTGTCTAAGTGTGCAATGTCTTCGATAGTCATATCAGCATCATCATACATGATCTTATGGAATAGACTAAACGGATTACGAATGTATTCCATCTTACGAGAGTCAGTATCGAATACACTGAAACCACGCTTCTGATCATGATCGGACCAAGTCATTTCATACTGGGCACCTAGATAGGATATGTTACCAATAGAAGACGGCTGATGAAAGTGACCAGAATATACTGAATCAAACTTAGCAAACGTACTACGGTCCATACCATCAGCACATAGATGTCCTTTGTCCATCTCGTAACCAGTGATCTCAAAGTGACCCATGAGTATCTGTGCTTTCGTATCAGCCATTGCTTTCATGGACTCTGACCAGTTATCAGAACACAGCCAAGGAGCAAGCATAATCTTACACCCATCCATATCTAACTCAACTGGCTTTTCCCAATACAGATGTAAATTTTTATGGCTTGTATTGCCATATAACTGTCTGAGACTGTTTACATCATTAGTGTTCTTAAAGTAAGTATCATGGTTGCCAGCGATCATATACATTTCGATGCCTTCATCGGCACACACTTTCATGAAATGATCTTCAAGGTTCTTGGCAGTAACGAAATTGATATACTTACGCCGATCTGTAACATCGCCTAAGTGAAAGATAGTTTTGATATTATTTTCACGTAGATGTGGGAAGAAAACTTCCCGATAGAACTTTATCTGATGTTCAGCAATTGCGGCATTATCATTTCTCGCACCCCAATGTGTATCATTTAGGATAGCAATCTTCATTCTTTAGCCTCTTTTTTATCCTCATCCATAAATTTCTCTAGACCCTTCTTGGCTTTCGTTTGTGCCTTCTTCTTATCGTCCATCTTCTTTTCATAGCCACGAACAAAGTCAGTCATGTAGTCATTGTTTAGATCAATATAGCCTGGTTCACCATTGCGATCAACACTACCTTCTGCATGATCTACAGCAGTACCAGTCATAACAGAATTCTCTGTGACCTTGTGTTTGATGTACAGTTGCTTCTTCTCTTTGTCAATTCTTCGCAAGAACGCATACCAAATAATCTGTGTAAAATAAGCAAACGGATTATGGGACTTGTTCGGATCAAAGTTACCTAGTGCTTGTATCGCATTCTCCAAACCATCACTGATCATCTCATCTTTATACGAGTATCCTGAGAAGTTAGGCTTAGATGCAAGCCTAGTAGATATCTGATAGATACAATGTCCGATGTAGTTGGGTATCTGCGGTCTTTTGTCACCAGAATCCTCTGCTTCACTGCATAGCTTTTTATATGCTATGATAGCTTCCAGAAACTCTGGATTGTTAACGTAATTTCTCTTTGCCATGCATTTCACTCCTTATTGTGTACAAGTATAACCTATTGCAGTGCTTTTGTCAAGCACAAAATAATGTAATAATAATCTAAAAAAGACTTGACATCCCTGAGGAATAGTGTATAATTGAGTTATACGAATTTAAGAACATTAATGCTTTATAGAGTCTTTTGACTCCATGTATGCTACAAGCACATCTTCAATCTCTTCGTACTCTTCTTGTCTCTCTTCTTCTCTGGCTCTTAGACTCTTTAGTTCTGTGAGTCGTTCAGCAAATGAATCGTAGTATTCGATTGCTTTAACATTTGCTTCTCCCCAAAAGACTATATCTCCGAGTGACAGGTCCACGCTGTTGGCTTCTGATAAGAGCATCCAACTCTTAGCAAAGAATCCGTGAACTGGGTGTATTTTGACTTGTATTGGATTTTCAACAGTAACTTCATTATCATCACGCTTAACGAGATTACCTATTAAATCATCACCTGTTTTCATCTTGATATGAATAAGCATCTAATCTCCCTTTATGTTAACATTATATATACGAAATTCAAAACCTTCTTCGTTGTAGACTTTCACTCTTTCCATAAAATGTTTAGTTGCAAAGTTCTTACTGCTCTTCCACTGTAGATCATCGACTATATCATATAGAGTGGCTTTAGTGTTATCTTTACTTTTACGTAATACACGACCTATTGATTGTAAGTTTCGTATCTTCGATTTACTAGGGCTTGCAAAGACGATATTATCCAAACGCTTAATATTAACACCAGTGCTGAAAGTACCATAACTAGCGAGAATAATATTATTATTGCTTGACTCAACCAAGTGCCTAACTGCTTCACGCTCGTCAGCACCAACACCTCCGTAGATAAAGTGTACGGTTTTGTTACCTCCCTCAAGCATCGGATGTAGTATCTTGCCGTGCTTTTCAACGAACTGAAAAAGGATAAGCGTGTTTCCTTCGAGGCTATGTGCGAGGTTTCTGATGTATTTGTTTCTTGCTTCATTGCCAACTATCCAGTCAATTTCTTCTTGATAACTCTTATTCTTATTTAGCTTCCTAATTTCATCAGGATATTGAAGAACGATTGCAGTGATGCCAAAGTCTGCGAGTGTGTTATCTTCGATGAGTTTCTTAGTCTTTGTGACTTCGTAGACTGATCCAAAAAGACCTTCTAATACAAGTTTATGTGTCTGAGTACCATCTAATGTACCAGTAAACCCATATCTATATTGACACTCAGGCATTTTTTCTAGTACTTTAGTCAGCGACTTAGCCTTAAACAAGTGTGCCTCATCTCCTACTACAACGTCAAACTTAGCGAACCAATCCTTTCGTAACTTGTACACAGATTGCCAAGTTGTGATGGTTATGTCTGCGTCAACATTCTTATCGATGCCACCACGAATTTTATGTATTGACAACTCGTTACCATTGTTGTATTCAACAAAGTCTGAAGCCATTTGCTCGACTAGTGAAGTAGTTGGTACAACAATCAAAACCTTTCTGTCATGTGCATCTACGTGAAAACGAGTCAGTAGATATATGATGAAAGATTTACCAGATGCTGTTGGTGATAAAAGCATTGCTCTTTCACTACGTAATGCATGAACAACTGCTTCATTCTGATAGTCACGTGGCACGAATGGTGAATTGAATTCTTTTGCAAGTTGCATGCCAGCATCATCATTCACTACATTGTTAGGCACTAAGCCTTTATCAATTGTTACGTGATACTCTCTTGTATTACAGAACTTGAGTATGTATGGGATTAGTCCAGCATAGATCATGCCAGTCATTGTGTTCAATAGACGTATCTTGCCGTCCCAAACTTTGTTTCGAACAGCAGGCATGAACTTAGCACCAGGCACTTCGAATGTGAAGTACTCGCTCATTTCCATCTTGATCCCTGGGTCAGCGTTTACTCTTATGTAAACGTCATCGACCTTTTCAATACTCACATTATCCATTAAGCACCTGTTCTAAACCGCTCCCAGTCTATAATTGATTTGATTTGAAATCCACGATTGTTTATCTGTTTGATAATAGACTCAAGATACTCTACCTTTTGTTCCTGCGCTCCTATCTTCAACGATGACTCGATGATGTCATCATCTGAATCTATGTAAGAAGGAATATCTTGTCGTAGAATTTTGAGTGGTTGTGGTTCCCACCCATACTGCTTCAGTTCACTAATATCTAGTTCGCCTCTGTAGTACTCAGTCTTTAGTCTGTGTAGCTTTTTGTAGTCAGCCTTCATCTTCTTCAGGAGATAGCCTTCTCCCATATAGAATTTGAAGTACTTGTTGTGAAGCTTTGGTATCTCAGAGGACTCTCTAGAGATGTTGATGGTGTCTACTGGACCATCTTTTTCCCATTCTTTAATAATATCATCTATCTTCATTCATATCTCCATAATTAAGTACGTGTATAACTATACTAGTCTACACGAAGTTCATCAAAAAGTCAACCTTAAACGTCTATTGTATAGCTACTATATTTAAATGTAACGTCAAACGTAGGTGGTACAACATCTGAATCTGAAGTATTTAGCTGTATTGGACCAACGGTAATTGGAAAACAATCTGTGAACGATAACTTGATATTCGCATTTTTGTTACTGTTCATTATTAGTAGTGAAGCATCTGACATAGCACCGCCACCATCTGTATTAGTTCTATTTGAATCTCCTACTTGAGGAGCACCAAGTCCACTATATCCTGTAAAGCCTTCTGATCTAGTTACAGCAGTAAGCCAGTTCCAGCACTCACGAAAAGATGTCAAGTTCTCATCTGCAACTACTGTGATATTCAGGTCATCAAAGATTAGTTTATCGCCTGGTGTGTATATGTTCTTAAACGGAGTCGATCTTTCAGCATAGCCAGAACCAATGCCAGGCAAGTTGATTTGCTGAACGTAAAACTCTGTATTAGGCAGCCTCGCAAAGACTAGCTTAAACTCTACTGGCGATAAGAAATTTGATGTTGACATGATATCCTCTATCAAAGTTGTATAGTACTATTTATATAGCGTATGGTAGACGATAGCGAACTTTAGTGGGTCGCCTCTATTAAGTATCACGCCCCATGATACTCTGCCATACTGTTATATTTATACAGACAAAAAAAAGAGGCTCCGAAGAGCCTCTTAAAGTCAGTTGGGTTATTTCTAATCTTCCCGATCAGAGTCCCAATCTTATTTTTATAGCAAGTTAGAAACTGCTGTACGTCTGTAGTAAACGTTAGTGTTGGCAGCAAGTGCGCCAGATCCAACAGTTGCACCTTGTGCGAATGGGTTAGAAACCATTCCGTAACGAGTTTTGAAGCCCAGTTTTGACTGGAAGCTGTTCTCGCCAACTGCACGAACCATTTGTAACGGTACATATGGGCAATAGAAAAGACCAGCATCAAATGCGCTAGAACCTTTATAACCTACTACCATGTAGTTTGCACCGGCATATGGATCGATGTACACTCTAAAGCGACCGTTAAGAACACCAGCAAATGTGTTGCCTGTGTCATCTGGGTTCAAGTTGTTAGAGTTAAGTGCTGGAGTGTAATCAAGAACACCAGCCATTTGAAGTGCAGAAGCAACATCAGATGAACATACGATCATGTTACCTTTTCCTCTACGAGTGTCTTTAGCGATTTGATTCGCTTCTTTCTCGATTTGGAACATCAAGCCTTTGAACTTCTCTACTGACCAACGGCCATTAGCATCAACGTCTAAGTTGAAAGTACCGTTCACAGCTACTCCACCTTGAGAGCCAGCTTTAGCATTCGTGTAAACCGTACGAATTACTTCACGGTTAATTTCAGCAAGCAACTCAGCAGACAACATGTTAGCAAGCTCAGTCTCAGCATCCAAACCATGGATAGCTTTAAGGTCTTGAGCAAGTTCAGTTGTGTACTCAGCTTTCAAAGCACGTGACTTAGCAGTTACAGATACTTTTTCGATTGAGAAAGACATCTGAGCGAACTCATCACCTGCTCCATCACCCAAAGCTTCTGCATCAGCAGTAGCAAGGCCAGTACCAGTTGTTTCTGATCCTGCACCCAATGCGTTAGCATGAGTACCAGCACCGGAGTAATCGGTATCTGCTTCGCCGTAGAAGGCTTCTGGCTTACCAGATGTGTCTTCGTACTTAGAACGCATAGCGAAGATCAAGCCAGTTGGGCCAGTCATCGGCTGTACGCCTGCGATATCATATGCAACCAAGTTAGGCATTGCACGGCGTACTAGTGAGATCAGTACGGGATCATATTTAGCCATATCAGCAGTAGAGTTAGCTGGTGCGGCTTCTGAAAGCAAAGATCCAGTGCCAAGGCTTTCACCTTCACGCATTGATTCTTCAGTGTTCTCCAAAAGAGTTGCCGTTACGGCCGCTCTGTGAGAATCTTGGATGCCGGGCAGAGCGCCATGCTCTAGAATCGGCTTCCACTTTTGCATTAGTTCTTCATTTCTCATTGTGGTTCTCCTTTTTTGAGATTTTACTTAGTATTATTTATATAAAATTTATTTTGCGGCAAAGCGGCCAAGCGATTCCGCATAACGAGCCATCGACGGATCAATAACAGGTTTTGCTTCTTCCGCAGTCTCTTCTTGTAGAAGATCGGTTTCATCTTCCTGCACAGGAGTTGGAGCTTGTTCAGCAAAGTAAGAAGTTTTAATAGCTTCCATCTTTGATGTAAACTCATCTACTGATTCGTAAGACACGCCTTCTGAGAGAACACGCAATTTTTCGACTTGTGTGTCTGTTAAATCCTCAGAAACAGTTTTGAATGCGATAGCAATATCAGCCTTTTCTTTCGCTTCACGAACTTCAATCATTTGCTCAACAATGTCGTTGTACTTAGAAGTAGACTCTTCGAGTTTAGCTTCCAAATCTGCAACTACATCGACTTGCTCATCATCGATTTCCATGTTATGCTCAATAACAAGACCTTTGATACTTGTCAATAGTGACTCAGCGACTTCAACTTTAATGTTGGACTCGACTGAAACCTTGTTGTCTTCCATCCAGCTTTCTACTACGTAGTCTAGATATTGGTCAACTTTTTCTACTAACTCGTCTACAGATGCTTCAACTTGCTCCTGCAGATCACTTTCAAACTTTTCTTCAAGTGTCGCTCTTTCAGCAACAACTTTTTCTTGTACAGCCGCTTCAAAAATAGCTACTGTTTGTGTTTTAAAATCTTCAGACAATTCGGTGCCTTCAAATAGACGCTCGACTGCTTCTTTCAGTCCTTCGTCATTTGAGCCCTGTGGTGTTTTAACATCATCTTCGATGTTATCTGCTTTTGGGTCAGCTGCCTTTTTAACATCGCCTTTACGCTTTTTTACAGCGCCACCAGCGGGTGTTACAGGATCAGCCGCAACAGAATCTTCACCAGTTGCTTTGGCTTCGTCCAAGTCTAGATTTTTCTCTAGTTCTTCACTCATT